TCGAAGAACGGCAACAGCAGTTTGATCTCTGCTTTGTACCGATCGTAGTCGATGCTGGCTTCAATGGTGCCACCGAAATCTCGCGCAAATGCGTCTGCTTCCTTTACCATGTAGGTGAAGACATTTTGGTGGGACGGATTGATCATACGCGGAACGCTGCGGTGCAGTTCGAATGCTTCACGCAGCTTGGGCGACTCGCAAACCGCGTCCCAAAAATCATTGGCAGCGCGGTTATCCTCTCTATCTTCATTGTAAATGTAGGTGTAGTCTCGACGCAAAACGATTGTTTTTTCCATACTATCCCACCAGCCGTTATCGCAAACTTTGATGATAGTATATCATACTTTGTTGCGATATTCTACATTTCATGCAATTTTGTTTCAAAATAACAACAAAAAATGCCCTCGACAACCGTTCTGGCTACCGAGGGCGTTTGTGTTACATGTATTCGTGGCTTGCGACGATGCCGCATTTGAAGTGTACCTCGATGCCGTCATCTCCAACGATGATCTGTTCCACCAGCTGTTTCATGATCATGCTGTCATCTGCGTTCATGATTGCGCCGCTCTGGATGTGTTCCACGAAGCTGTCCAGCCACATCTTGACCTCACCGTATCGGTTTTCTGTGGTCTGCAGTTCTGCCTGCCGCGCTTCCAGCTCCTGCATCCTCTGACTGTACTCTTTGATCTGCGCTGCGTAGTCCGCTGCGGTAACGCTGCGTTGCTGCTTGGCCTTATGCAGTTCCAGTACCGCGTTCTGCAGGTCGATGATTTCCTGCTCGATGCGATCCAGTGCCGCTCTGTTTTCCGGCTCCATGACCAGCCCTGCGCTTTCCTTGACCGCAGCCATGATTTCCTCTGCATCCTCGATCATATCTCTGATCGCGGCCGTGTAGGTGTTCTGCAGTGTATCTTCGTTCACATGGTGGCTATCACACTGCGCTCTGCCATTGCTGATCCTGTTGGAGCATCCCCACGCTGGCACCATCAGCCCGCTGCCGACCCTGCGTACATGTCTGCGGAGTTTGTGGCCGCATTCACCGCAGATCAGCAGACCGCTGAACGGGTACTTGCTGGTGTATCTGCTGTTGCCGACTGCCGTGACCTTTTCATCCTTGCGGCGCTGCATCTCCACGCGCACCATCTCGAACATTTCCTTATCGATGATCGCAGGGTGTGTTCCTTCTGCGTAGTACATGGGCGCTTGGCCGTTGTTCTTCTGTCGGTACTTTGACAGCACATCGGGCTTGAAGGTCTTGCCCAACACCGCGTCGCCCGTGTATTTCTCATTTGTGAGGATACTGTTGACCACGCTGTATTGCCAGCGTTTCTTGCCGAGCTTGGTCGGTATGCCGTCTTCCTCCAGCCCTCTGCAGATGCGCGTTATGGTTGTGCCTGCGAGGTATTCTCTGTAGATGCGCCGCACGATCGCGGCCTCGGCTTCGTTGATTTCATAGATGTCTCTGCCGTCTGCGTCTTTCTGTCCAGTCTTTGTGTATCCCAGCATCAGCCCTGTGTTGAGGATGACCTCACCGTTTTTGAACTTCTTTTGGTATGTCCACTTGATGTTGGTGGACATGGTGCGCGACTCCTGCTCGGCCATCGCTGCGAGGATGGTGATCAGTACCTCACCGCCCGGTGTCAGTGTATCGATGTTCTCATTCTCGAAGTAGATGCTGATGCCCAGTTCCTTGAGTTCGCGGATGTAGTTCAGTGCGTCGACCGTGTTTCTTGCGAATCGGCTGATCGACTTGACCAGTATCTTATTGATCTTGCCTGCGCGGCAGTCTGCGATCATTCGCATGAAGTCGGGGCGCTTTTCCGCTCTGGTGCCTGTGATACCGGGGTCTGCATAGATGCCGCCGAAGCTCCATTCGGGCTTGGATGTAATCAGCGTGGTGTAGTGGCTGACCTGCCGCTCGAAGCTATCTTCCTGTTCTTCTTTTTCCGTGGACACACGGGCGTATGCGACCACCACCAGCTTCATGATCTCTGTGGTGTCGATGTGCAGGATCGCCGCGCGTGGGATCTCTCGCACCGTTCTTCTTGCTGTTACTGCCATGCTGCTACCTCCTTCTTTTGCTTCCAGCCGACTTGGTTGCCGCTGGGTCCGTTAGTGTATGCTCTGGTGATTTCCACGCCATTGTAGAACACGAAGGTCACCGTCCATCTTCGAACAATGACCTTCGTGATGAATTTCTCGACCTTTTCGGGGTCGAACTCTGTAATTATAGTAAAGTCGCTTTCGCGGACGATTTTTCCTCTTTGTTCGTTGATCTTTGTATTCAGTTCTTCGATCTGTGCTTTGATGCGACGCTGCTCTGCGCGGAAGGCACTTTCGGTGATCAGTCGCTGCATGAGCAGTTCTGCGAGGTCGCTTTCTTCCTTGCGGAGTTCTGCCACCACGCTCTGTAGTGCTGCAGTGTCGTGTCCCTGCGGGCGTTCTCTTACGAACTGATTGTATGCGGCGATGAATTGCTCCCGCAGTGCGCTGTCCTTCAGTCTGGTGCAGTCGCATTCAGCCACACCCTTGCGTAGCTGGGTGGCACATGCCCAGATGTCGTTGCGCCATTTCTTGCCGCTATTATTGACTTTGTGCTGGTAGTGCTTGCCGCAGCAGCCACACTCGATCATGCTGGTGAAGGGGTATACCGGCTTTTTGCTGCCTGCGATTTTCTTGTTCCTGCGCTGCTCACGAATCTGCTGTGCCAGTTCCCATGTCTCGCGGCTGACGATGCCTTCGTGAGTGCCTTCCATGTAGTACCGCTTGCCGTACTGTCCATCCATGTTATCCATCTGGATGCCGTCGACGGTGACGCTCTTTCCCATCATGGAGTCGCCCATGTACTTTTCATTTGCCATGAGTTCCAGCAGCCGTGTGGGCTTCCATTCGTTTCCGCACCATGTGCGGATGCCTTCTTCATTGAGTACCTTTGCGATCGCTGTGCATCCCATGCCGCCGATGTACATATCGTAGATGCGGCGAATCACCGCTGCTTCTTCCTCGACGATCACGAGGTTGTTATCCTTCGTCATCGTGTATCCGTACATGCCGCTGCCGATGCTGATCCACCCGCTTTCGAAGCGGTGTCGGAACGACCATTTCTGTCTCTCCGAATCCACCTGCAGGTCGTTCTCTGCGACCGTTGCTGCGATCGTGAGGAACAGTTCGCTGGTGGGCTGCATGGTGCTGATCTGCTCTTTTTCGAAGATGACCTCGATGCCGAGGTCACGCAGTTCTCGCACCGCTTCCAGAAGCTGCACGGTGTTTCGTGCGAATCTGGATACTGATTTTGTGTAGATGATGTCGAATTTGCCGTCTCGCGCGTCCTGCATCATGACGAGGAACTGCGGGCGCTTATAGATGCTGCTGCCGCTGATGCCTCTGTCCGCGTAGATGCCAACCAGTTCTGTATCTGGGTCGTCCGTGAATTTGCCCTGCCAGTATTGCTCTTGGTATTCGTAGCTGTGCAGCTGCGCCGAGCTGGCCGTGGATACGCGAACATACGCTACCGCGCGTTTTTTGCGTTTTGCCATTATCTCTTACCTCCTTCGAAGTATTGGACTTGAACAAGCCTAATTTTTTTGCCCCCGCCTTAGGAGGCAGGGGCAAAGGTATCAGAAAAGGTGCGGAAAGTCCAGCCCAAAATCGAAAGAACACAAAGAATTAGCAATTGCTTTTCCGCAGTTTTTCACCGGTTTTCTTGGCGATCTGATCCCGCTCCTTTGCGGTGATCAGCCCCTTGATCCACAGTGCCTGCGTAATGGCTTCGGCAAATGCGACCTTTGCTTTGGTTCTGTCGCTCATGCTGTTCTCCTTATTTTTCGGGCAGCTTTAATTTCTGCCCACTGTAAATGGTAGTGGTCTTCAGACCGTTCAACTGCACGATCTCCGTGTATCGTGCGCCGCTTCCAAGTTCCTTCTTGGCGATCCCCCAGAGCGTATCGCCGCTCTTGACGGTATAGGTGCGCTGCGGCTTGGGATCCTCGGCCTTACTGCCGACGACAGTAAGGTTGTCCACTGCCGTCCAAGTATTTACGCCTGCGACGGGATCACCGCCAGATTTCTTGACCTTCTTGCCGAGCAGCACACAGGTCTTGCCGCCCTTGGTGACGGGCTTGCCTTTGCTGGTGGTCTGGGTGACGATGTGGTTATAGTCCTTCTTCACCCAATTGGGAATGGCCTTCGTGGTAGGATTGTAGGTTTCCGCGCTGTCCTTGAACTGCACCACGGTGCCAACGGTGATCTCACCAGTGGTGACCTGCGGTGCCTGTTCGGGTTGCTCGGTGGGTGCGTCCTTTGCCAGAAGTGCCTTTACATCCGCGCGGAATGTATCCATGCTCTTGCCATGCTTCGGAAACCAGTGCATGACATCGCCGTGATTAGAAGCGATGCCGCGCTTGTAACCTTCGCTGTGGCAGATGATGTCCTTTTCGGTCAGACCGAACTGCTTACACAGGTAGGCGCAAAGCTCGACGGCCTCCAGATACACCTTCTTGAAGTAGGTGCCGTCCGTGAGGCCGTCTTCACAAATTTCGAATCCGATATGGGTGTTGTTTGCGCTGCCGCCTGCATGCCATCCTCGGTGATCCCAAGGCAGCGTCTGGTAGGTTGCGATGCTGCCGTCTGCCAGTTTGCCGATGAAACCGTGGACGCATACCTCGCGACCGCCGGGGTGGTAGGTGTTCCAATGGTTGTTGTACTGGTTTTTGCCCAGTTTGCCGTCATCGGGTCCGACATAGCGCTTCAGCCACGGATTGTTCGCGCCGGTGCTGTGTACCATGATGCCCTTGACGGTGATCTTGCGTCCTGCTTTGTAGCAGGCATTCTCCGTAAAGATGAGCTTCTGCAGATTCATATTATTTGCCCTCCTTGGTGTCCGTTCTCACCAGCTGCTTAACCGCTTGGTTGGTGCCGGTGGCAGATAAACCGCTGGCTGCGCCGAGTACGATCGCAACGAGAATGTTCTGCGTATCCATTACGCCCGGTACGCAATAGAATGCGACCACACCGCAAATTGCGCCCAGCGCACATGCGATCAGCGGAATGAAACGCTTGAACTTATCGTCGCCGCCACATGCGGTCTTGGCGATGTCGATGATGGTGTACACGATTGCCGCCAGTGCGGGAATGGTAGTGATTTCGTACATAGTGATCCTCCTTATCTATGCGCCCTCTTATTGAGGTAGGTTTCGATCTTATCGATCGCTTCTGTTACGGGGCCGTTACAGCCCTGTTCCTTCAAGCCCATGAGGCAAGCCAGAATACCTTCGGTGAGGATGGTCTGTTCCTCCTTGATCGCCTTGATATCCTTATCCTGCTTTTCTTGCTTGAGAAACCATTTGTACACAGCGAACACCGCGCCGAGTATGACACCCAGCGCCGTGATCGTTGCGGCAATTGCCGAAATGTCCATTGCTTCCTCCTTAATCCAGCCATGCCGGTTTTGTCGGCACGACTAATGTTTCTGTGACATTGAGCCACGCTTTGTACCATGACCGCAGTTCCAGAAGCTGCGGCAAGGTGATTCCTTCGTACCAAAGCTGGCCTCTGTTGATTACGGAGAAGCATTCGGTTTCGCGCCGCTGCCGATAATCTTCTTTGACCCGCTCCTGCTCCTGCAGTGCGAAGTGTTCGTTGTCAAATGCTGCAGTCCCATC